ACATTGTTTTATACACTTAAAATTGGTTTAGATAGAAATATTTATCCTTTGTCGTCAGGTTGTCAATTTTTTGTTAATTTAGTTCAAGGTAAATATGAAACACAAACATTTACTGGTACTGGAGATAAAACCCAATCAATAGCAGTTGTTGTTGATAATAATCAAACAATAGATAATTTTGATTATCAAGTATTTGTGGATGGTGTTAATATGTCAATTAGAGATCATTTATATGATATGTTAGAAGATGAAAATGCTTGTTTTACAAGAACTGGATTTGATGGTGGATTAGATATTTATTTTGGTAATGGAGTTAATGGTACAATACCCCTATTAGGATCTGTAATTGAAGTTAAATATTTATTAACAGATGGTATTGTAGGTAATATACCAAATTCAAAAGTGAATGATTTTGAGTTTGTTGATGATATGTATGATTCTGAAGGAAATATTTTAACCCCTCAGGATTTGTTTGATATTTTTGTTGAAAATGATATAACATTTGCATCGGATGGTGAAAGTTTAGAATATACAAAATCAGTAGTTCCGTATGTATCAAGAAATTTTGTATTAGCAACACCACAACAGTACATATATCATTTGAAAAAATTGAATTTCTTTTCAAAAGTTAATGCATTTAATACACTTGATATGGTTGAAATTGATATTGATTCTGATGGTGATTTAGATAATATTAATATTAATGAAATGTATTTATTTTTAATACCAAGAATAACTAATTATTTTGTGGGTGATGTTAATTATTTTAATGTACCTTTTGACGCATTTCATCTTGGTGATTATGAAAAATCTAGAGTCATAGAATATCTTAAGAAACAGGGGATAATTAGTATAACTTCTAAAATATCGATTTTAGATCCTTTAATTAGAATGTATGTAGCAAATGTGTATGTTAGAAGATATGATGATGAACCAGAAGAAAATATTAGAGAACAAATAATGGATTATCTATCAGATTATTTTTCAAATAATGATAGATATGATAGAATTGTGAAAGCTGATATTATAAGAGGTTTAAAGGGAATAGAAGGTATAGATTCAATAAACATCGAATTTATAAGTAAAACAAATGAAGATTATCATAAAGATGGTGCGATATTAAAATCTAAGAGAAGAAATGTGGTTGAAACAACATATGCCACCAATACAAAAAATGTTAAAGTTGATTCAAATAAAATTGCAAGGGGTTCTGTTTCAATGGATTCCTCAAAAAGAACAGACACATCTTTTAAAATTAGACAAGATAAATATACAAACACAAAAGTTGATGATAGACTTAAGTCGAGTGATAATGACGTTGTGTCACTTGGTTCAACAACATTAATAGATTATAAAAAGACGAATTATAATGAAAATCAAATATTAGGAATAGATCCTGTTTTGGGTGATATAATTATTAATAAACAAAGTGATAAGAAAAAGAGTCAACTTGCAATACTTAGAGGTGGTTGGAGTGATAGAAATGGTATTTATTATTATGAAGATCCAAGAGTTACTGATGGATTTAGTACTGTGAATATTATTTTCAAAGATAATGAACCAGAGGTTACTAAAAAGATATCAAATATCCCAAATGATCAAACCCCTATCGCAAAGTCAGTTTCTATAAGATCGAAAAATACTAATGCGAGTTAAAGATTAAAATCTTCAAATAGTTGTTCTTTATCTGTTATAATGAAATTGTGTATATAATATGCTAATTTTTTATAATTCTTATATTCATAAATGTTATTTATGTTATACTTTTTTAAGAATTTTTCATCAATAGACATTTTATAATTCTCATTTTTATCAAACCAATAAATTATATTGAATAACTCATCTTTGACTTTTAATGATAAGTCAACAGCGACACCATTATCTACCTTTCCAATATAATTTACAATTGATATAAAGTTATTTAAGTTTTGTTTTTCCATAGGGAAAAGTTTTTTTAATATATATTATAAAAATAAGGTTTCTGTGGCATTAAATGATGTAAAAGATTTAGTTATTAGATATGATGGTCATCCAAGGTATGTAGTTAATAAAATAGTTGAGGATGATGAAATTGAAGTTATTGTTCAAAAATTAGAAATGATTTTATTTACTAGTGAAAATGATGTTATAGGAGACAATGTTGGAATAGGTTTAGAATATTATTTATGGCAAACAAGAGTGTCTGTATCTACCCTAGACTCAAAGGTTAGAAGCCAGATAATAGCATATATCCCCGAATTAGACCAACTTGGGTATTCATTATCAATAGATATTTTTGAAGGTACATATAGAGATATAATGTATTTAAATTTTGTAATTAGAGGATATAATATTGACTTTATTTTTGAATAAAAAAGATTATTATGGAAAGAGTTGAACAATTTGTATTAACAACCGATATAGTTAAAGATATTGAGTATAGAGAAAATTTAGGTAAAATATTAAAAAGATATGAAAAACTTTGGTTTTCAAATCTTAAAGGTATACGTAAGGCAAATTTAACATTTGCTTTTACTGATGATGAATTTGAAGAGTATATTAAATGTAAAATGTCAGTTCATTATTTCGCTGAAACATATTGTAAGATTAAACTCGAAGATGGTACTATTGGTCATATGACATTAAGAGATTATCAAAGGGATATAATTAATTTATATACAAAGAATAGATATTCTATATTAATGGCATCGAGGCAAACGGGTAAATGCAACTCCTTCAATGTCAAGGTGTTAGTTCTTGATGAGAATACAAATGATATGTATGAAGTTCCTTTTTTTGAATTATACTACAACACTATACAACAAGAACGAAAATTAAAATTTTTAGAAAAAACTAAATTGTTTTTATATAGATTGTATATGAAATTATCTTAATTTTATTATTTATCTTATTGTTGTTGCCATTTTGTCAAAAAGCCATTATTTTTTATTTATATATAGATAAAAATAAATATTGATATGGAAAATAAAATTCAAATTGAAGGTTATGATTATGTTGTTTGTAAAGTGTGTGGAGAGAAAGTTAGTAGAATTTATGGCAGACATTTAAAACATCACAATATGACAAGTCAAGAATATAAATCTAAATATCCTGTCGCTACTTTATCTACAAAACTAAAAATCAAGAATTTTTTATATCTAAAAAAGGAACAGAACATGATTCAAGATTTTTTTTACAATACGATTTTTGTGATAGAACCAAAAAGAAGATAATTGAATATAATGGTGATCAATATCACGCAAACCCTAACTTATATGAGAGTAATGATAATCCACATCCTTTTAGAAAAGAAGTATTAGCACAAGAGATATGGAACAAGGATAAAGAGAAATTGCGGATTGCTAAGAGTGAAGGGTTTGAGGTTTTAGTTATATGGGATAGTGATTACAAAAAGAATGCAGAAAAAGTACTTTTAGAGTGTACTATTTTTCTTAATATTTAGAGCAAAGTGAATAGAATTGAACTATTTTCTTTTACTTGGAAAGTAAATGCATTAACATTATGCTACACTTGCATTTTTATATATATATAAATATATTGGTTAAGTTTACAAATAAAGTTTTTAATATGATTAAAGAAAAGGAAATAAGAATTAATATAGTGGGTAGGAATATTAATAGATATAGGGAAAAAGGTTATCTGTGTTCTGTGAATGATAATATTAAAATTAATGTTGAAGATTTACCTACTAATTCACATTCTAAAATTACAGCAATTTGTGAAAAATGTGGTTCTGAAAATTATATTTCATATTATGCATATAATAAAAATAAGAAAAATTTAAACATTTATTTATGTAATAATTGTAAACAAATAAAAATAGAAAGTACAAATTTAAAGAAATATAAATGTAAAAGACCAATACAAAATAAAGAAATTAGAAAGAAATTAGAAAAAACATGTTTAAAAAAATATGGATATAAAGTATCTACCCAAAATTTGGTAGTTATGAATAAGGTTAAAAAATCACAAAAATCCACTTTATTAAAAAAATATAATTATTTAGATATTAAAAAAATAAAAGATGGTGTTTGTAATATTAAATGT